GAGGGCATGATTTCGCCATCTACGTCCTCAGTGGCTGCGAGACACGTTACCGTGTCTTCAATGACCACTTCGTTCCCAGAAGGTACCTTCCGCTTTTGCAACACAAGAACGGGCTTTTCAGCCGTGTGTGCTGCCTGCGTGTAGGTACGCGAGTTTCCAATATTGGAAAACTCAGTGAGTGCTGTTGACATTGCTGCCATTAGCGTGTTACTCCTCTATAATCGCAACGTTCTTCGAAATGGGGATTTTGTTACCCCCCCATAGAAGAGCGCGGCCAGGTCTAAGACCTTGCCAACATCAAGTTTGATGTTTGCGAACGGATGGATTGCCACTAGCTGAGGCGTTCGAGTAGTGACCTTTAGCGTCGCCGTCATAGTTCCCGGTTCCAAGTCCAAATAAGTAGTTGGACTAGTGAAGTAGGGACCAGACGACGTTGCCACCCGCTTAATGCTGGCATAAGTTCCGCCAGCAGCGGTATAGTCACTAACTAACGCAAGGAAAGACAACGCTTCTAACCACTGACCAATCTGAATAAACCAATCAACAATAAATGAGAACCTTACAAGTTCCCATCCGGTAGTTACCGGGTTGAATCGGAATTTCGGAGGGTTTATGTCAGCGGTGATAGCTCCGCGTGTCGATACCTCAATGGTGTCTAAAAAGTCCATAGGACAATAGGCACCACCTCCGGTATTGAGCACGCTACTCGAGCTATTCGTGGTGTGTTGAGACCATCCAACACGATCACTAAAGCGTGTTCGTCGTTCATCGAGACTGGACAGTGCTTTCTGTAAATCGAGTAATTCGAAATACAGAATCCGCCAGCCATAGCGATATTCTAACCAATTTCCTGCCGCTTTTGAAGCGCTAAATAGACCCACAAATTTGCCAGTTAAATCCCTAAAAAGGGCGGCGGTCTTGTGGAGTTCTAGCAGGCTAGTCAGAGTATCGTGACCCGAACTATATATCTTCGCAGCGCATGCTTGTACGGCTGGCCCAACATCAATGTTGGAGACCACGGCGTTAAGCGCGTCGCTAAGAACAGTTTGAGTCAAGAACGACCTGTAAGGCACCCAAGGACCAGTTCTCTTATACCACGTCGAGCCTTGTTTGGCTAGCGTGTAGAGACCACTTGTACCGATTAAGGTATAGTGGGACTGGTTAAACGGAGTATAGGGCAACAATTCGCCTCGCTTGACTTTGGCGTGAAAGCCTGGGATCGAAACCCCGGTCGTAACGATTTGAATGTCAGCGACTCGCTCAGTGCCTGGCGCGCCATAAGCGCTCCAGCTTGCACCAGAGTTTGTGCTGCGATAGCTCTGATACCCGACGTTAGTCGGTTGATCCGTTGTTTTTGTATGGGATGCCATACCTTTCCACCTTCTTTGTCGATCGTCCGTGAACAACCGACGTGACAGAGCCAATATTGGACGGTCTTTCGACCGCTGGTCCCCGCGAAATGCGGG